AGCCAGGATATCGGCGCGGGCTGGGCGGAGAAGTCATCCGCAGGGATTAGCCATTGGTCTACAGTGGGATTGAGGAGGGCGGCGAGGTCATGGCCGGCGGCGCGGTAATCGTTGGCATCCCCTAAGTGGGGTATGACAATGAGGCGGGCGCCATGTCGGGCGGATGCCTGCTCGCCATAGCGCTGCCCGACGCCGCTTGCGTCATTGTCGGCGACGATAACGAGGCGGGCAGTGGGATGGGCTGCGCCAATGGCGCCGGTGACGGGCACGAGGTTGGATGCACTATAGGCCACCACGCAGGGCTTGCCGGTGACTTCGTGGATGGTGGCGGCCGTGGCAAAACCTTCCGCAACGTAAATGAGATCGCCTTCAAGTAACCCGACGCTCCAGAACTTGCCGCCTGTTGCCCCGCCGGGGTGGTAAAGCTTGCCGCCCTCGGCGTCGATGTATTGCAGCGACGAAAGCGAACCATCGCTTGAGAAGAGCGGCGCCATGAGGCGGCCGTCGCCGGTGATGCGCAGGCCATGCGCGCCAACGCCTTTGCGCATAAGGTAGGGGTGATCAGGGCTAGCGGGTCCCGCCTGTGACCAGATCAGGTCCACACTGTCGGCGGCGCTTGCGGCCTTGGCGTCGCGGGCTGTCCGCGCCTCGGCTTGCCGGCGAGCGACGGAGGCCAGCTCCTCGCCGGTCAGATCGCGGCCAATGTCAGCCCGCCACGTATTGCTAACACCCGTGCGCCAGTCGCCAAACATCCCCGCCGGCACGCCATCGGGAAAAAACACATACCAGCCCGGCTTATCGTGACCCGGCTGGCCTTTGCTACCCGTCTGGTAACGATGCAGCTTGCCATCCAGCGCAATTGTTGCAGGCGGCGTCACGCCAGCAGACGCCATCGCCTGCCGTATCTGGTCCTCAAGTGCGACCGCCGTAGGCAAGCGCCAGGGGCCGCCAAAGATTTGTGTCACGTCAGCCATGATTTTCGCCTCCCATTCAAAACGACGGTTGCATGGCCGTGCATTTTGTGCAAATTAAATCCTGTCCGACCGGATCAACCGACTGGACGCAACAGGAAGAGACACATGGCGATCAACCTAAAGCGCACGAGCGCACTTGCGCGTGACGGCGTTAAACTGCTCGTGTACGGACAAGCTGGCGCGGGCAAGACTTCATTAATCCCTACACTCCCCAACCCCATCACGCTATCGGCGGAGGCTGGCCTGCTGTCGATTGCGGGCGCTGATTTGCCCTACATTGAGATCGGCAACATTGCGGACATCACGAATGCCCTTGAATGGCTGACCGGCTCTGAAGAGGCGGCGGCTTACCAGTCTGTCGCGCTGGATAGCATTTCGGAAATCGCAGAGGTCGTGCTTGGCGACGAAAAGCGCATCGCAAAAGACCCGCGCCAGGCTTACGGTGCGATGCAGGAAGCGATGGCGCACATCATCCGCGCGTTCCGCGACCTGCCCGGAAAACACGTCTACATGTCTGCAAAGCTCGACAAGAGCCAGGACGAGATGGGCCGCATTCTCTACGCGCCATCCATGCCGGGCCAGAAATCCGGTCAGCAGCTTCCCTATTTCTTCGATGAAGTGCTGGCCCTGCGGGTCGAGAAAGACGCCGAGGGTGTGCCGCAGCGCGGTCTGATGTGCGACGGCGACGGCCTCTGGCTGGCCAAGGATCGCTCTGGGCGGCTGGACGCATGGGAAGCGCCGGACCTTGGGGCTGTCATCAAGAAGATTGGGGGCGACGTCAATGGATAACCTGGCTGCTTTGTGGCTTGAAGCAAAGCAAGCCGAAACAGAATGGACCGAGCGCCGCCGGCAGATTGAAGACGAGATGCTGGCCTCGGAGCGCACCCAATGGGCGGGCTACAAGGTCCGCCTGACGGCGCGGGATAACTGGAAGATTGACGGCGACAAACTACAGGAAGTTGCAGAGGCGCGCGGGTTGACTGCGCATCTCGGGCAACTGTTCCGCTGGAAGCCAGAGGTCAACATGGCGCTGTGGAAAGCGGCGTCACCTGCCATTACCGACGTCCTGTGCGAAGCAATAACCGTGACGCCCGGCCGCGCGTCATTCTCAATCACAAAAGATGGGAACTAACCATGAGACTTGATCAACCAATCAATGTAAACAGCCTCCCCGAAAGCGACCGCTCTTATGATCCGGTCCCGCCAGGCTGGTATGCCGCCCGCATCCATTCCGCCGAGGTCAAGGACACGAAGGCGGGGAACGGGCAGTATATCGCCATGCGCTATGACATCGTCGGCCCCAGCCATCAGGGCCGGGTGATCTACGGCAACCTGAACATCCGCAACCCCAACGCCAAGGCCGAACAGATCGGCCGCCAGCAACTCGGCGAGCTGATGCGCGCAATTGGCCTGGCGGAAATCCAGGACACGGACCAGCTCATTGGCGGGACGTGCGAGATCAAGCTGGATGTGAAGGCCGCCGAGGGTGACTACGCCGCCCGCAACGAAGTGCGCGGATGGAAGCATGGGGGGGCGGCTGCTGCGCCTGCCAAACCACAATGGGCGCAACCGGACGCACCCAAAGCGCCAGCCGCCAAAGCTCCGCCGTGGAGGAAGGGCTAATGCAAATCCCGCCGCCTCAGAATGGTCTGGTTACACTGATCGACAAGCGCCATGCAGAGGCGGCGGGGCGTTTGCCCCGCCCCCACATGGGCGCAAGCGCCCTTGGCCACCCATGCGACCGCTGGCTGTGGCTGTCATTCCGCTGGGCAGTCATTGAAGAACACGAAGGCCGGATGCTGCGCCTGTTCCGGCGCGGGCAGATGGAAGAACATACGATCCTCGCTGACCTTGAGATGGCTGGCGTCAAGATCGAAAGCACGCAGGCGCACTATACGTTTGGCGGTCATATCTCGGGATCGGCGGACGCCATCGTGTCCAACATTCCCGAAGCGCCAAAGACGCAGCACGTTGCCGAGTTCAAGACGCATAACGATAAGTCTTTTGCCCAGCTCGAGAAGGACGGCGTTGCCAAGGCCAAGCCGATGCACTGGGTCCAGATGCAAGTCTACATGCACGGCGCGGGGCTGGATCGCGCGCTGTATGTCGGGGTTAACAAGAACGATGACCGCCTGCACATCGAGCGCATCCACTACGACAAGGCGGCGGCGACTGCGGCGATAGAACGGGGCCATCGCATTAGCGAAAGCGACAGGATGCCGGAGCCAGTCGCAGGCGCCAGCCCCGCCTGGTATCAATGCAAGTTCTGCCCGGCATATAACTTTTGCCACCAGACGAAGCTGACGCGGGAAGTCAACTGCCGGACGTGCGCTCACGCGACGGCGCGGCCTGACGGCTACTGGCATTGCGGCGTATTCGATGACGTGATCCCCGTCCCCGCCCAGCGCAGGGGCTGCACCAGCCATGTCCTGCATCCGGACCTTGTGCCGTGGCAACCGATGGAAAGCCCCGATGGCGTTATGGGCGTCTGGGAGATTGACGGGAAGATTGAGAAGAACGGCGACCCGGAAGCAGGCGGCAGGACTAGCTTTGACTTGATCAACTCACAGGTTCCCTTCTGATGTTAAGGGACTACCAGCAGCGCGCAATCGACATGCTGAATGACTGGTTCACCCGGCATCCGGAGGGGCATCCCGTTATCGAGATGCCTACCGGGTCCGGGAAGTCTCACGTCATTGCGGCCTATTGCCAGGAAGCTTTGCGCGAGTGGCCGGAAACGCGCATTCTGATGCTGACGCACGTCAAGGAACTGATCCAGCAGAACGCGTCCAAGATGCGCGAATACTGGCCGACCGCTCCGCTTGGCATCTACTCGGCTGGCCTGCGCCAGCGGGACGCCTCGCAATCAATCGTGTTTGGCGGCGTGCAGAGCCTCGCCCGGAAGGCGGACGAGATCGGGCATGTCGATCTGTTGATCGTGGACGAGGCGCACCGCATCCCGGCGGGCGCCGCTGGACAGTATCGGAAGCTGATCGACGACCTTACAGCAATCAATCCCGCCCTGCGTGTCATCGGCCTGACGGCGACACCCTATCGCCTGAGTCATGGCATGATCACCGATCCGCCGGCGTTGTTCTCCAGCCTCATCGTGCCAGTGACTTACATGGAACTGCTCAAAACTGGCCACCTTGCGAGGCTGACGTGCAAGCGCACGGCGACAACGTATGACCTCGATAATGTGCGGCGGCGTGGCGGGGAGTATGTCGAGGCTGATCTGGACGCTG